ACAACTCTAATAAATCCTTTTTTATAGGCAGCATCATACACTTCATCCTCTTCTGGAATAGTGCCTTCATCTGTGATTGGCATGTGATCGTCTTGATTTATGCTGAATGGTAGATTAAATTGGTATAGAGCATATTGAATATGATTATCAACCTTTCTTAGATCTCCATCGGGATAGATCCAATAGTTTTGAGCACCAGCGACTTCGGTTATTAAAGTCTTTTCGTAAAGTTCTTGTAATGTAGGTTTCATTGTTCTTCTTGTTGTGACCACCATTGTTCGAATCTATCCATAAGAGATGGTTCTTCTTCTTGTTCAAAAGGATTTTGTCCACTAGCACCACTTATGGATGCCATATTGGCAGGAGAATCACCAGCACCAAACAGACCTTTCATGCGTAAACTATCTTTAGTTTCTATCGCTGGTTTAACACCTTTTATATTAGGTGGAGTGTTTGGAGATGATGGTCCCCAAGACTCTGCGTAGAGTTCTCCTAATTGTTTTTGCCACATATTATTATTTACCAATAACGGTATTTAGTCTTGGAGAATGATCTTAATGAGCCTTCGAAAATCGGATTTCACAGGCTAAATAATCGAACGAAAATGATTGACTTTGGTGATTTTCGTGGTTTACTTGGCGCATCAGACAAGACAATTTTAGAATAAATTATGAGTAACATTTTTGAAGCGGGAAGGTATTTAGATCCAGAGTATCAATTTCTGGATAAATACGTGGGTATTATGTATAGAGGGTTCTGGACACCTGCAAAATACGAAAAATTAATTAAGGAGCAGGATGTTCCTTATTACTTTAATGAGATGGGTGTTATTGATCGTGAAGCTATCAAACGCTGTATCCTCGCTGTAGCGATGGTTGAAGATAAGATTAAGGCTTATTGGCCCTCTCTACATCACGACCTCCCACAGACCGTCATAAGCGACGTTGGAGCACTGTTTGGTATGTCTGAAACAACACATAGACGATCTTACCATGCTTTAGCTGAAAACCTAAAGATTGATCCCCAAGAAATTCATAGCCATCCTGCAACTAAAGGCAGAATGGAATACCTTTCGAAATACTTGGAGAAAGATCCTAAAATCATTGGTAAGAAGAGAGTCCTCAAAAAACTGGTTCTTTTTACTTCTCTAGTTGAACGAGTGAGTCTATTCACACAATTCTATATTCTCATGTCCTACGCGAAAGCTAATAAAGGACTCAAAACAATTTCAGCTTTGCAACAAACAACTGCAACTGAAGAAATTGTCCACTATTCTTTTGGCATCGACGTAATAAATAAGATCAAGAGTGAATCTCCCCAATTGTGGGATGAGTATCTTGTTGAGCTTGTTGGAGAGAACCTTAATGACTCTAGGGATGCGGAAGTAAACATTATTGATTGGATCTTTGAAAAAGGAATGCCAGATCACCTTACTAGAGAAGAAGTCCTAAATGTCCTATACTATAATTTGAATATCGTTTCAAGAGATTTGAAACTTGATATCACATTTGAATACGACAAGGACTTATATGAGAAAAAGAACAAATGGTTCATGGAGAAAATCTCTACAGCAGGAGAACCTGACTTCTTTGATTGTCCAGCAGGAGGTTATGCTTCTGTTGAAGAGGACATCGACCTAGACGACTTTACATTTTAAAAATTATGATATTTGGAACAGAACAATTGGAGTTCATGCGTAAGAAGAATTACCTGAACGGAAAAGATTTAGACGGACGAATTAAAGAGATTCGTGACGTTGTAGCGAGATATGAATCTCAATACTCAGAAGGATTGGCAGATAGAATTTCTGATTACATTCATCGTAGAGTATTGAGTCCTTCAACACCACAATGGGCAAACCTTGGAAGAGAGAACGCTAAAGGATCATCTCCTTTACCTGTTTCTTGTTACATCACTGCGCCTACTAATAGCATCCAAGGCATTTACTATGCAATGGGTGAAACTGCTATGATGTCTAAGTTAGGTGGTGGTGTTGGTGCTGACTTCTCCAATATTGCAGATAAAGGAACTTTCGTGGAAGAAGGATTTCATACCAACTCAAAACTTGATTGGATTGAGGATCTTGTTGGAGCAAGTCAAAAGGTTTCACAAGGATCTCAACGTCGCGGTTATTCCGTGCCGTTTATTTCTATTGATGATGTTGAGTTCTACGATCTCTTAGAGCGTTGCAGTAAGAACAATCCAAATAAAGAAGATCCTCTCGTTTCTAATAACGTAGGAATCACTCTTCCAATTGGTTTCAAACAAAGAGTTCTTGATGGTGATAAGGAAGCACAGAAACGATTCCTCAAATGCTTGAGCGTTCGTGAGTCCACTGGTAAGCTTTACCTTGTGGATATTGAGAACTGCAACAAGAATCAAAGTCCAGTCTATAAAGCACTTGGACATGAAGTTTGTTCAACCAACATTTGCACAGAAGTCCTTACTCCTAAGTATGACGATAAAAGCTTTGTTTGTGTTATCGCATCATTAAATGCTGTCCATTGGGATGAGATCAAAGCTAATCCACAAATCATTAAGGATGCTTATATGTTCTTGGACATTAACGTATCTGAATTCATTCGCCTTACTGAAGGTGTTGCTTTCATGGAGAAAGCTCGTCGTTCTGCAATTGAGAAGCGTGACGTTGGTCTTGGACTACTTGGATTCCACGAATATGTTCAATCCAAAGATTGTGCATTCGGTGATATTGGTAGCAGAATAATCAACATTGAAATCTTCTCAACCATTCGCAAATATGCTGATGAATACAATGTTGAGATTGGTGCTAAACTTGGCAGTCCTAAGATGTGTGTTGACGCTGGAATTCCTTGGCGCAATGTTTCTCAGATGATGGTTGCTCCTAATAAGTCCACTTCATTCTTATGCGACACTGATCTTGGTGTTGAACCAAGCACCAGTAACTATTTCGTCAAGTCTCTTGCTGGGATTCAATCCACCAAGAAGAACAAGCGTCTCACTTTCTATTTGGAAAGACATGGAAAAAATACTCCCGAAGTTTGGGAATCTGTCCTAAACAATCTAGGATCAGCACAACACTTGGATTTCCTCACTAAAGAAGAAAGAGCAGTTGTTAAGACTGCATCAGAGATCTCACCAAAGGATATCATTGATCTCGCTGACGAAAGACAACCATTTATTGACATGGCGCAAAGCATCAATCTTTGGAATCGACCGAACTACACGAAAAAAGATATCTACGAAATTCACAAGTATGCCTTCTTTACAAAGAACCTAAAGACTGTATATTACTTCTATCCACAAGCTCACGCAGCTTTGGAGAAACAGGGTGAAAAATGGGACACATGTGAATCCTGCGCTGACTAAATTTAAACAACCATATGAATTGGAAAAACAACAACAAGTATAGAATGTCTCTCGGAGAAGAGGAAGAAGACGAACCTCAAGTATCCCCCATCCAAATTATGGGTGGTGGTATGTCTATTAGGGTTCTGGAAAATAAAATCTTCTTCTACGAAGACATTACTAATGAATCCATTTTGGAATTGAATCGACTATTAGTTGAAGTTGATACCAAACTACAGAATACGAAAAATATTCTGGGTGAAGGATTCGACCCAATTATCCATCTACGAGTTAAAAGTAATGGTGGAGATCTACACGCTGTATTAGCAGCAGTTGATCTTATCCCAACTTTGAAATCAAAAATCTACACTTACATTGATGGGTGTGTCGCTTCCGCTGGAACGATGCTCACTGTCATTGGTAAGAAGAGACTGATGGGAAAACATGCCATCCTCTTAATTCATCAGTTATCTGGTGGAATGGTTGGTAAGTATTCCGAGATGGAAGATAGCATGGAAAATGCTACAAACATGATGAAGTTCATTAAGACTTTCTACAAAGAATATACAAAGATCCCAATGAAGAGATTGGATGAACTTCTGAAGAGAGACTTGTTCTTGAGTGCAGAAGAATGTCTTCTCTATGGATTTATCGATGAGATTGTTTAATCGATAAACTGAGCTTCTTTGCGTTCGTGATTTTGCGGCAAGGATTGAGCAACATTATTATGTGTGTTGATTCCTTCAAGTGCTGCAAAGTCACGAACGTCTTTGTTGCGCTTAGTAAGACGCATTGGTATTCCATTGTGGTGATGGCTGTGGGGATAAGTGACAAGTAAATTGTCAGTGGGTAGCGCATACACCGGATAATATTGACCACCAATTTCAGCCTCTCCTATTAAGAGAGATCTACTACTTTCAGTAGAAAATTTTCCAAACACAGTAGTATCTTGTGTTTGATGAACTTCCAGTGGCGCAGTTATGTGTTGGCAGTATAACTCACCCTCAACGTAGGCACCACCACCCACAATTAGGTTTCCTTTAACTCCTAGAGCAGACTCAACGTAAACCTGTCTGTTCGTTCTTAGAGTGATTGTTTTTAGAGATTGAATCTCTACAGATTCTTCAGACGCGATTTGAATGCCGTGTGATGCATTGATATTGATACGTTTGAATCCTACTTTCATTGTAGAACCACCAAATTCAAATGGTCCAGTGGATTTCAATTGAATACCACCACTACCTACGATCCTACTCAGTCTATTCCCAACGACACCATCATCATTTCCACATGGGAAGTTGGATGTGTTATCTACATCTTCTACGTGTGGAATATAATCGTGGTTCTTGAATACACCCGGAGAAGTGACTAGAACTTCCAGAGGTTGACTTCTACCTTTGTGATCAATCCTAATTGATGGATAATCATTGAATACAGCACCAACTTGTTCAAACTTGTTTCGTTTGGTGAAGTATGTTTCATCTCCCCCTTCACCCATCTGTTGTTCAATAGGGTTTAGGATTGGTTGTATTCCAAGAATGAGATTATTGATTGACTGTGCTTGAGTGTTTGCAGACCAAGAACCACCTTCGGTAGCTGCACTTAAATCAACACCAAATTCCAATACACCCGGAGCACTAGATCCTTGTGATCCTGCTGCAAGAGTAATATTGTCTGCTACTATTTCAAAAGCTGCGGCAGCTTGAGTGTTTCCAGCGTCAGGAACTTTAATATATGTTGCAACATCATCCTGATCACTTCTACGCAATGGGACTCCACTGTATCCATTGAAGGTATTGTTTACAGTATAGACAATAGATCCTAGAACTGGATTAGATGCTCTACTACCACCTTGGGAAGTGGAAGTTCCATTTGGATAACTATCACCTCCACGCATGATCTTGAACTCTGAGTTGATCTTGGCTATACCTTCATAGGCATCTTTCCAATTGCTGAATGCATCGAGTTGTGGTTGATCTATGAATCCTTTCAAATGGAATGAACTTCCACCCGTTCTTACAGTGTGATTACCTGCAACGAAAACACTTTTATCATTTCCCACGGTTTCAAATGAATCATTTACTACATTAATTTGTTTATTGTTAGTAGCAAGTTCAGCATTGACAACATTTGTCATAGAAAAATTAGAACCACTTCTATGTGATAATTTAATTTTTTCTTGCTCTGTAGTATTATCAATATCTATGGAACCTCCACGCTGATTAATAATCATTCTGTTTTTATAAACTAATCCCATGGTTTTATTTAATCGGGGTATTTAGCACTGATCTTCTCATCGTTGTCAGTGTCATTTATTAGAGATAATTCACGGTAGTCTCTATAGCTACCAAAATAGATTGGGAAGTTGGAATCACCTTCGTAATGATACACCCATAGTTTAGCACCCACTTCTGGAATACCAAATACACCCTTAGCTTTGTTTACGTGTTTGGATGGTCTGTAGGAGAATGAATATGGATTACATTTAACTGTAAAGTTGGTTAATGGGTTGGAGAATGCATCTCCTAAAACAGTTCCTACGTTTTCATATAGGAATGCTGGTGAGAATGATCCCCCACTAAGAGTTGGGGTTGTGTTATCATTTACTCGGAAGCCTTCCTCGTAATTGCAGTCTGATATAAAAGAGATATCTACATCACCTTTATGATATCTGAAGTTTCCAGTTTCACCTAGAATTGGATAGCATGGTTCTGCCCATGGTATCGTTTCAATGATACTATCAAAAATTTTGGTATCTTCCCAATCTCCTACAATCTCTTTTTCCTTCTCAGTTTTTGGATTGGAATTTATACCGGGAGACTTTAGAACGAATGTATTGAATTTATCAAACCAATCATCAAATGGTTGATTGGATAGCTCAGGGATATACACCTTAACGCGATCCATTCTCGCAGGATCATCATTCTTAACAACGATTCCGCGATAAAATCCACTGTCATTTCTTTTATACTCAGAACCAGAACCAGAACCTCTTACAAACATGTGTAATTATTTAATACTACTCACCAATTGTCAATAAAAAAGCCCAAGGAAATTACTCCTTGGGCTTTAAGATTGTTTATATTAGGCTGGATAACCTAGTAGGCGTTTTCTGGATCTGTTGCGAGAGACGACATTATTAGTTGTTGAAACAGACAGTGAATTAACAACAGTAGTTGATAGCCATTCGAATACAGTATATCCACCAACACCAGTTTCTGTGATTGCAAATGTTTGACCATTTAGAAGTGAAGGAATTCTGAAGACAGAACCTAGAACACTAACGGTTGAAAGTGGATATGAAGCTACTGAAAAGGTAGACAGAGATTGAGTAGGAACTGTAACCTGAATTGGGTTGAATGAAATACCTACATCAGAAGCAGAAAGAAAAACTACAACAACTTGTTGTGTTCCAATTACTACGTTGTTTCCGGATAGGAATGTTACTCCAGCACCAGAAAGAGAGCATCCAAGTAAGTTGGGAGTTCCAGTCTTTACAGCAGAAAGAAGGTCGGTTGCGAATGTGTAAGCCATGTTATTATTTAGTTATTTTATAGATACATTTTAAATATAGGCACGAAAAAACCGGAGGATCTTCGGTTCCTCCGGTTTCGTTTGATTTACTTAGTAGATTTAAACTAGGACAATTACAGATAAACTGAAACTGAACCCGGAGTAAATGCCACACCAAGACCTTTTACAATAATTAAATGGTAATAAAGATTTGCACCAAATATGTTATTAACAATACCGTAACGGGTCATTAGACCAACGCGAGGCGTGAAATTAACAGGATCGATAGCGCGTTGCACCATGATCGGGATATATGGACAGTAGATAATACCAGTGTCATAGTATTCAGATCCCTTATAACCCATCAATGCATACTCAACCGGATCGGTGTAAGGTGCTGCATAATAGTTTGGATTATAATAAGCGGAATTCTGAACTTCAGTTCTTGTGTCACGATAGACAGTGAAACGAGATCCAACTGTTCCTACCTTTGCGATACCAACACCAGCAGTCGAAACTGTGCCATTGATTTCGTAAACTTTAAAATCAGGAAGCATCTCAAGGATACTGCAAACGCGAGGGGTAGCAATAATGAAATTGGCAGCACCTCTACGGTTACGAGCGGCCATACGACCAGCTTCGATAATAAGTTTTTGGTAGAAAGTAAGATTACGTTCAGCAGTCCAACGACCATCAGCACTAACAGGACTCCAGAAGGAGTATCCTGCACCATAACCTGCATTGAATGCAGCTTGGATCATTCTCATTACAACTTCACGGTCGATTTCGGCTTGGATTTCGTAAGACATTGCATTAGTAAGCTCGCCATCGATGTCGATGCCTTGCATATTTTTAATATCTTGTTCCAATTCGATAGACCAACGAGTTGCAAGGCGACGAGTCCCAGCTTCAACAGAGGTTTTTTCGAACTTCATTTCGATCTGAGGGATACGTCCAGTGTTTTCATAGTCTTGCAGGAGTGCTGCAACACCACGATCTTGTGCTTGGAAGTCCCACACACCAGCTAATCCAACAAGATGTTGAGATGAGACACCAGTGAAACGAGTATCCAACAGTTGATAACCAAGTTCCGTAGATAAAGCAGCAGTAGCCGTTGGGCCATTACCACTATAGGTAGGAGTATTTGGGTTCCATGTAGGACCACCAGTTCCGACAGCAGCTCTACCAACATGGTCGGCAGTATTCAGAAGTTCAGCATTTTGGTAATGATAACGCAGAGCGAAAGCAAGACCAACAGGACCGCCCATTGGTTGAACACCGCAGATCTCGTTAGAGATGAGTTCGGGGAAAGTGCGTCTAATCATTGGGATGAGGATTTTTGGAAGGCGAGAATCTCCAGCCGCATAGTTGTCTCCGTTAGGAGAAACATTTGGTCCAGAAGCTCCGATGCTTGTTCCAGCACCAAATACACCACCAGAGGCAGCAGCATTTGATTCTTCAACACACCATCTCTCTTGGTTTTCCAACAGAATAGCAGTTGTGCGGTAAACGTGTTCGTTTTGGATTTCTGCAACGTCTTTCGAGCTGTAGTCCAAAATGTCTTTCCATTTAGCGACAATCGCATTTACATTCTTTGGGTCAATACTTTGAGGAATTTTCATATGATAGTTTTCTTTCTATTTTTGATTCAAGCTTTCGCTTCATAGTTCTTGGTGAAATTATTTTAAACCCTTTCCTTTAGAAAGAGCGTGGAGGTATCCACCCATGTCTTTATTTACCTTTTCCTCGATAACTTTTTCAGTTTTTTGGAAAGGAACGACATCTGGTTTAACAACTCGTTTTTTCAAAGCTTCTTCTTTGAGAGTTGTTAGTTTTGTTTTTTCTTGTTTGTCAAATAGACGAACAGCATAGTCAAAGTTTTCATTAATAAATTCAAGTGATTTATCTTCTAATGCTTTCTTGATGAAATTCTTTTTAGCTTCTGGGAACTTGGACACTTTAGCTTCGAGAAGAGAAGTAACTTCAGTCTTTTTGTTTTGTTCATAAAGTGCTTTAAACTGTTTCTTAAGTTCAGCGTTTTCCTTTTGAAGTTCAGTGATTTGATTCTTACCATCAATAACAGCTTCTTGAACTGATTCCTTCATCATGACAGAATCGATTGATAGAACTTTACGCATGTTTTCAAGGACATTGTAAGCAGTTTTGTTTTTAACAGCTTGAGCAAGATCTTTCGCACCAACAGTTTCGACAAGATATTCTTCTAGGTATTCACTGATGGATTCAACAAGACTCTTTTTGAACTTAGTAGCGTCCATTGAGTGATCTCTTTCATACAGTTTAACAATTTTAACAAGCTTGGAAGCATTTGATTTATCAACTGATTCAACAACTCTCTTCATTTTCTTGGAGTGATCTTTATCAATCGCAGTATAGAAGGTTTGTAGTTTGGTAGCATAAAGTTCGTCTTGTTCTAAGAGCGCAGCTTCGACAGCAGATTCCACTTTGGCATTGAAGGCTTCTTCAATAGCGGTAAGAGTTTCGTCAGTCAGTATAGCCTGAACGTCTTCTGTAAATAAATTTTTGAGATTTTTCTTCATATTATTAGAATAGTGGTGTTTCGATTTCGGATTCAATTTTTTGTTGAATCTTCAACTCAACCGCGTTATTTAAATATTTATTCGCTGAAGCATAATTTTTTGTGATTATACACTCAATAAACTTAATAATGTCTGCATTTTCATTTACAGGCTTTTTCTCATCTTTTCGATCATAAGAACCTGCACCTTTTTTCGGCTTCTCTACCTTAGTAGCTGGTGCGAATTTTTCACGCTTCTTAACACTTGGACCTTTAAATTCAGCTTTGCCTTTAGCCTTCAATTGTTTTGAGACTGATTGTTCATCTTCTTCACCCTCGACTTTTTCGACGGTTTTCTTGTCTTTGCCAGATTTACCTTTCTTGGCATCGAAGATTTTTTTCTGTTTATCAGTTTTAGCTGGCATGATATTATTTACCCAAGTGATTGTATAAACTTCACAATTTGTTCACGTAAATAGTTATCTACGTCCTTTTTAGGCAATTTCGCAATATTCTTTTCGAAATTATCATAGGTTTCTTCAAATCTTCCCTCGTCATCAACAACGAAACTCTTACTTTCAAGAATTCCATTAACAAATGCTTTTGGATAAGATGGGTCAGCAACAGCATCGACAGCAACAAGATACATGTTTTTAACTTCGTTGTATCCTTTTCCTTCTTGTAAGGAACCTAAAGCTCTCGTTGACATACCAACTTTAACACCATCATTGATCAGAGATCTAAGAATTTGGCCACATGGAGAAGATAATACTTTAGCCTTTCCGAAGAATGAATCACCTTCTTCAACAAGTTCAGTTACAAGGTGGCATGCTCTTTCGAGATTAACATCTGCGGAAGCTGGGTGATTTAATTCTCCCATTGCTCTACCCGGCAACACCATCTCATTAATATATCGTTGAACATCCTTGCGGGTATCATCCAGACCATACAATCTTTTATTCTTGTTGACTTGGTTACATCCAATGAACGGACCTTTGACATACAAGGTGGACTGCCCTTTTAAGTTGTTTTGCTCTTCCAGAATTTCGAAGTTATCGAACACATCTGGATTCTCGGCCATTAGTTTAAGTTTCAACATATAGTTATTTATAATATTTATCCCAAATTCAACACAACTTGCTCAAATCCATTCTTTTTTGAATATCCAAGTAGTAGAAACTGCATTCTATGCTCTTTACAGAACTTATTTGCGAAGGACCACTTACACATATTAGTCTGATACCTAGTGTGTTCGAACAACATCGTTGTCTTTCTCTTACCCTTTTTCTTAATTGGAGCATTGGCTTCTTTGAGATCTTTAATTTCGATAAGATACTTCTTAACTACGTTACCCTCAAGTATCTCAACAAAATTATCAATGTAATATTTCCTCCACTTATTAGTTACCGTATCAAAATATGGAATTGGGAATGGTTCTGATGACCATTTAACCACATTCGCGTTGTCATCACAAAATTTAAAAAATTTCAATTCTATCCCAGAACGATAGATTGGTGGTTCCTTTCCCGAATACTTATCTGGAAATTTAGGTTTGTAAAAACCTTGGTGAAATCTATTATCCCTTTTTAACCCTAAACTCATATTATAATGCAATTATACTTATGTTCGACGGAGGAGCAGGCTTTCCACTTGAATCTATTGTGTAATTTTTTGTGGCAACATTGCTTAAATCTGGATCTATATATCCCACAGCTTTCAAAGCTATGGAAGATAATAACGGAATTGCTGTTGAATATGTGGTGTCTGTATTATCTGGTGTGGTCCCATCCATAGTATAATGGATAGAAGCTCCCACTTCACAAGTTATCGTCGCTGAACGGCCAAGCTCATAGCTTCCGCTTGCTGGCGTTATTACTGGAGTATCAACTGGTGAAGGTGGGATAACTCCACTATAAGCGTCCCACATGGCCATGATCCAAGTTCCTAAACCTCCGGGGTTGGCATTTCTATCGATATTAACATAACTAGTAAATCCATTTCTCTGAGTTAGGAAATAATGTTCCATGAAAGCACCAGCATCATTATCGTCTGTGTGAATACCTCCATAAGCACCATAGGGAACGTAGTTATTAGCCCATTCATCTCTTATATCCATTATGTGAACAGCTAGAGCCGAACCAACCATTCCCTGACAGGCAACATCTCGATATTTTAGACCCCAATTGTAACCAGCTTTATCTGTTCTACCATTTCCTTCTCCACCCCAATCACAAAGACCAATAGATCCAGAAGGATAGGGTTCTTGCCAATACTCTTCTTCGGGTGTTCTAGGTGGGTCAAGGGTTGAACCATGTCTAGGTTCATCAACCACCCTCTGATTTATATAAAAGAAAGATCCGTTTTCCGCCCACCTGTTCATGCCACCCGCATATGAAAGAATTTCGGTTGAACTCAGTGCAATACCAGCAACAACTAAAGCTATTTTTCTACCAATTGTATGACCCCCCGCTGACGGAAATGCCCCGCCAGCCTGAACAACACCATACATATCTATTCCATACTGTATAAAGTTAATAGCCAGAGGTTCCTTTTCTTCATCTGTGAAATTAAGATTTAACAATAGAGCAGCATTTCCCGTATATGGTGCCAAATCTCTTCCATATTGTGAACTGCCATTGGGTGCGTTGTTTGATGCTCCAAAATATTGAGCAGAGCAATACGAGTTTCCTAAAGCGATTAAAGGTCTTGCAAAATCGGCTGCTGTTGAGGATAAGGATGGGGGTGTTCCTATATGAGCTAAATTTTGAAATTTAGTATAATCTATATCACTCTTATTCCAATTTATAGTTTTATTTGTTCCTGCATATGGTGGTCTAAAACTTCCCGATGCTGGGGCAGAAGCCAATACAGTTAGAATCGCTTGGTCTTGAAGTTGATTTTGATGTCTGAACTCTTGCGGAGCGGCATCTCCGTGATACTGCGTCTTACTAATGGTCGAAATTATAGAACTGCCATTTGGAACGGAATATGGGAGAAAGTTGGCAATATTTAAATTTACACAATAACCTCCCCCACCATTCCCACTCGTAATGTCAGAACCGGGAATTCCAAAATATTCAATTCCCTCTGCATAACCAACATAATTATCCATTCTAGCATCGAATGCGTTAATCCCCCACGTATTTAAATCTGTGGGTCCAATCATAGAACCGTCCCATCTAGCATTACCATTTGGCCTAGTGACACTGGTTAAAGTGATTGGTCCAACCACCCACCAGTCACCATTGGCGAATTGGCCAATAGTTCTATCTTCGGTCCATGTCCAAGTTATTCCAAATTGATTTGTTGTAGTTGCCATATGTAATATTTATAATTCTCCCCCAACCCAGCTATCACATTTTAATGTGTGTTCCGATCCTAAAGCATTTTGGGCTATTCCGGGTGCTCCGCTAGCGAATGTTGAATCCTCTCTCGATGCAACCATTACCCCGTTTTTCCAAATAGATACGACATTCCCAACGGCTCTAAGTTCCATGATATCTTCGTTATTCCATGTTGTAAAGAGTTCGTCACCCAATCTCGAATAATCATTATCAACAAACTTAGCTATTCCGTTGTTTCCATTCATGGAGGAGTTGTAGAAATAACAATTCAAGTTTCCAGACATATTTCCCCTAACTATCAATCCCGGATACAGGTTTCCATGTTGTGATGATCTTACTGTCCAGCGAGAAAACTGGTCATTCCCTAACACATCAGCATTCCACACAGCCATCTGATCTTCCGCATCAACTCCATTGGTTACGACTTCACCATCTTCGATAGCCATATTATCTCCCATTCTAATAGTCCAATTAGAGCCAAGACCTCCATCAGCCCTGTCGAAATTATCCTCAATAACAGGTGGGGCTTCCTCAGTTGTAGCTGAAGAAGTATTAGATGGGGTGGGTGCAATAGCTCTACCATCTATTCCATTATTATTATATGAATATATCCTAAAATTATATTCGGTATTGTCGAATAATCCCAGAACCGAATATGTTGAGACAGTATTTGATACAGTTGTTACTTCTTCAAATGGCCCCGCAGATGATTTTTCTATGTAGTATCCTCCTAATGGAAGTTCTGAGGGTAGGTTCCACGTTAATACTATATCTGAATAATTGATGGCAGTTGCGGATAATCCTGTTGGAGAAAACTCTGGTCTTGTATTTCTCTCCAATACCGTGTAATTGGTCGAGTCCCCACTAGCATTGTAAGAGATAGACCTCAACCAATAATGTGTGTTATACTCAAATCCATACACATCTTCACTATATGTCTGTCCCGTTCCAGATAACGCTTCTATAGACCCCATAATAGTCCACGGTCCTGTGGCGCTAAGAGTAGACGATTCGAATCTGAAACCCAATTCTAAATCACTCTCATCAGTTCCAGAAAATCTGAATCCAACCTGATCCCCGGATAGGGGAGGGGATGGAGTCCTATTCTTAGATAGGATAGCTAAAATAAGTTGCAAACTCATAAATTTATGTATTATGCTCCCCCATCTGTCCAATTGTTACTTGTGGCATACCAACCAGTAGAATCGAAATATGTAAATACTACTGAATCTCCTGTCGAGCTTGTGTTCGTTATCTTATTACCATCGGCAAGGGCGACACCATCCAAATATATTAAATCTGCCGCGTTGGGATCTACACTCACCGCTATGTTTCCTATAGTTATCACGGTAAATGACATACCGGAAACAACTGCGGGAATTGTAATGGTTGCTGCTCCGGTAACATAGATAACACCACCGTAACATTCTACCGGATCTGTGGTCCCAATAGTATAGTTGGTGTTGGTTACTTTGGTTACTAGAGGAATTTTTTTATTAGTTAAAAATTCAGATCCAGACGGGGACACATAATCTGTCCCCGAAACTGCAATTAATGGAACCCCTGACCCATTTGTATTCTTAATTAAACCCGTCGATAATGAAGCGAGAGTTGTTCCGTTTAGTCCAATTACTGTCAAACTGGTAGATCCTATAGCATCTCCAGTATGTGTCGCATTGGAAACCAATGATGAATAAAGAGAGTTGGGTGCGTCGTTTCCAGTATTAATTCCAGATAGATTTATTGCAGAAATTGTTCCAGTGAAACTTCCCGACCCACCCACATTTAAATTTTTAAGTATTCCCACACCACCATAAACTCTTAATGACCCAGAAGATATATTGAAACTCTCAGTGGTTTGTAAGATGGATGTTGCTGATGCTGATGCTGTGAGAACATTAGAATTATGGATTCGGTATTGTAATGTTGTCCCAAATGGACTATTGAGAACAGTTCCATTATCATACAAGAATGCATAGTTAGAAACCGTGTGGGCGGCTGCATTTGTTCCAAACCATATTCCGGGATAGGTTGCAAAAAGAGTATCTAATCGAATTGTATTTACTCCAGTATTCCACGTAAATCCACCTGTTCCTGTTGGAACCAAAGAAATGCCATTGTTCGTTCCGCCTGCCGACAATATTAATGCGCCTGTTGATGCAATTCCACCAATTACTTTAATCGAAGAGCAATCTATAGATCTGGTAGAAAGGGAAGCACTTGAAAGTGATCCAACAAAACTTCCGTTTCCACCCACATACAAATTTTTAACAATACCAGCACCACCTGACACTTTTAATGATCCTGTTCCAATTGAGGAAGATTCGGTAGGATTACTTATTGTAAATGCTTGGTTGGTGGTGACAGCCGCGTTAAATGTTCCGGTGGAAAGAGCCGCGTTCATTTCAAAGACCACCCCACCCAATCTGTCTTGCACTATCAAACGACCTGATGTTTCCCCCGATGTTGGAGATAAACGACCCACCCTTACTACTCCGTTGGTGTCAATATAAAATTCCCCGGTTGTTGCCATTGCAGATGTATCATGTCTGGATTCGAATGGATGATTGGGTGGTCCTGCTGATAATCCAGCCTTTCCCACCCTAACATTACCAGCAGCTATTCTGATGGTAGTATTAACTGAATTGGCCGAATCTGAATAAATCGCAGAGACACCGTTTTGGATTAAAGACCAGTTTCCGATTGAAGATATACTTCCGGTTGCGGTTCCAGTTCCACCAAGACTCTGAGGAACTGTTCCACCTAAAGAAGAAGATAGAGAAAATATGCTATTGTAGGCATTATTCCAATTAGCACTATTAGATCCAACTGTTGTATATGTTGATTGCCAGTTTGAAGATAGTGACGAGACATCAGAACCCTCCCCAACTCCCCATCCAGAGGATAATGTTCTTACTGTATTATATGTTGATTGCCAATTAGAACTTAATCCTGATACGTCAGATCCAACTCCCCAAGCTGCACTATTCGCTTGGACCGTTGTAAATGATAGTGTCCACTGGTCGCTATCCCCAGAAGTAACGCTCAATTTTCCTTCTATATTTTGATTTCCTGTTCCTGTAAGATGTATGGGCATATAAATTATTTAGATATTTAAGTTGTAATTTAAAATTATATAGAAGTGGTTGACAAGGCACCACTATCTGTAACTGTCACTCTAAATCTGGAACCATTTGGTGATCTTAGTATTACACCTCTGGTGTAGTCAGTAATTTCAATATCCGAAGTAATGGACGCAGATCCACTCAATTGAAGAGTGTTGATACCGTTATCTGTTTGAGTTCCTATTAGGACTTTACCACCACTCTTCATCAATTTTAAAAGGCCATATCCAGAGGTGACATTTTCTATTTCTAAGGCACTATACACATTAGTCCCCCCCGAACTAGCATAACCTATGGAAACTTTAGCACCTGCGATTCCACCATTTATAGCTGGAAAAAAGGAAAATGATTCACCAGTATTTCCATAACTACCAAACAGAGTTCCACCATTCAATTCCCCAAATCCACTCCAATCTGGCAATAATAAGAATCTTTTTGTAGAACCCCAATATTGATTGCCTGTGGCAACGATATTGCCAGTTATAGTCTGATTTCCTGATAATGAATTTCCGCCAATTAAATTAGCTTTACCACTCAAAGATGAATATGCATTAGTCCAGTTGGCGCTGTTGGCACGAACTGTGGTATAAGTCGATTGCCAATTGCTGCTCAGTCCCGATACATCGGAACTGCTTCCCATTCCCCAACCAGATGATAATGTATTGACTGTCAAATATGTGGACTGCCAATTTCCCGACAATCCTGATACGTCAGATCCACCAGATCCACCAGATCCCGCTGGAAGTCCCAAGTATGAACTAGCACTCAAAGCACCAGTAACAATCAAGTCTCCTCCCATAGTTCCGCCATTGGCAAATTGCATGGCAACAGAACCACCACCAGAATAGACAGAAATATACTTTCTCAATCTTGTTTCTGTTTTACCTATCTTTTCATCAATTTCCTTTTGCCAATCTTTATCAGACTTAGAAGAAGCTTTCTTTGGGTTGGCTTCCATGATATATTCGATAGGTTTTTGTGCTTTTAGCTGCTTTACCTCTTCTATAAGATTATTTTTAATCTTAGAAAAATTATTCCTATTTTCTATTATAATTTCCCTCTTGAGCTTTGTAGATAAATCCACAAATTCTTCCGATATTTCACGTTTAGCGTTATCCAGAAGATAAAGAAGTTCTTCTTCTTTTCTCTGAGCTTCCAATTCGAAATTCTCTTCTTGTTGAAGTTTTAATGTTTCGATCTCTTCTCTGGCTTGTTTTTTGGCATATTCTATTTCTTCCAATATACAATCTTTATTAAGGATAGGTGGTATATAATCTTCTCCTATAAGGGGAGTATCATTTTCATTAAAAATTACCTCTTGCTTACCTTTTGTCAGAACAAATGGGAAAAATACACTCTCATCTCCCGTGGAAACCGGAATCGATACGACAGGGTTTCCCTTATGTTCCGAAACCTTTTCGGCCAAATATTTGACTTTATTTATCTCGATTTCATACACTCCAAAGAAAATCTCTTCGAAATTTTCAACTTGGATTATATTAATTGGTGAGTCTGTTTTAACACACTTCACCTTTTCGCTAAACAACTTCATACGACCTATTTAGTCCTGTTTTTCTAAAATCAACTCGGAATACACATCATTATATGATTTAGTATATATCTTACTTCCCACCCTAACTCCAGCATAATAGATTGGTGTGAATGTAAACCTACCACGGGACAATATATTTTTGAATATGTGATCTATTTCATCGCGGGTGAACGGGAAATGATCACAATTATTGAATTGTATCAGAGAATCGTGAACTAGAGAAGCAATAATAGTTTCTCTAAAATCTGGAGTCCCCCACCAAAACCCCCACCACTTTTTAGGAGTGCAACCATCCCAAGCGTAGTTTTTGGATATGGTAATTTTGTTATCATTAATGGTCATCCAGACCCTATCCAACTTATCTTTAAATAAGATCTTATAGTTTTCTGGTATCAAATCTTTACAAAAGGTTATCACCACTTCCTCCAAAGTTACAAATCTATACTTATAACCACCAATCTTTGGTGATTGCTCATTATAATGGACCCCTGCATTGAAGGATGGAACTGAGACTAAACTTCTTTTCATACGTGTTTATCTTACTAGCATCATTGGTGGTTCATAACTGGCAAACCCACCAGTTCCTTCCATCAACATAGTTTCTAACCTTTCTTTGTCAGAGTTTCCTTCTTGTAGGATTAAATCACCATTTATAATACCACCACCCAGAAGTGCAACACTTCCGATTCTGGTTAAGATTCTTCCCCACATAACTTTGGATAATGCTACCGCATATTCTAATACCCATTTTTCTTTAATAACATCTCTGAGAGGTCGTTCGACATAACACTCCAATACACCAACGAAATGAGATCCGCTGCGTGGTTGTGGATAGAACTTCAGATATTGAGTTCTGTTGTCGAAGTGAATATCTCTTCGTAAAGCCAATAGTTTTTCTCTAGTATCTTGCCAATCTTTGACACAGTGCCATGATAGCAAGTCAAACCCAAAGTTACCCATAGCGTATGAGTAGAAGGTTTGTTGCGCTAGAGTTTGTTCCATTGAGAATAGACTACTGATTCCACTTGTTGATCCTTCTTCAAAATCAATAACGTCGATAACCTTACGATAATCCATGATATCATAGTCGAACATATTATTGATTGTGGTTGCAGTTGTTGGTTCACACTGCATTGTAAATGGTTTCATTGGTGCCATCTTGAAAAAGACTCCGATATTAGGATCGTATGCAGATAGTTCAGCGAATGAGGCAGCATTCAAGATTTGCATTTCTGTGATACCATCGGCAGGAATGGACGCGGATAGAGCAGATGATCCCAAAAAGTATGTATATGGAATCGCAGACATTGTTATGTAAAGGTTCTCGCGGAAATCAATTTCAAAATCTGGACTTTGATATGGTGTCTCTTCTAATTTTTGAGAGAGTGCGAAACCAGTTTTAGCAACTGTGTATAAATGGTCAATTCTGATCCCCTTATTCGTTTCATATAGGAGAGAACTGAACACCAAATATTCCTTGGTGTAACCTGCATATTGAGTGAAAAACTCACAAGACATGGATATCGCGTCATAGAGTTGATCAGGGTGAAGTTCTACGTTAATCATCGGATGACCCAATAATCGTAAGATTCTTTGGCCAAGTTCTTGAAAGCATTCAATCTTAGAACTTAGGTTTGTTGACATAAATGCCGACACTGGAGTTACTGTGCAAAGCTCAGACATGAAATTATTTATCACTTGGGTAAATATTAACATGTTTACCATACAAAATAGAAGTATAAGCTTATCAACCTCAACCAAAAATAACCAAGGCTAATTAATGTCACTACAGAGTAACTACGGCACCCAATATTATGCCATATCATGTGGAATCCCATCTGATATTGGGTTAAATTCTGTCCGAAATTATGGGACGGGTCACTATGGATTATCTGCGAATGATTTTATCCTATGGGGACAGTCAACACACTATATACACGTATCTGCCAACCGTGGATCTACATACTACTTTTTAGAATGTAATGTCCCCTCCAGTGCGAGTTTGGTGTTATCTTCTAATAGAGGAACCGCTTTTTATTACTCTTCTGCATTTAACTGCGTAAGTTTCTGCGATTAATATGTTTAATTATCTCATGGATGTTAAAGACGTTGGCGAATTCCTTGGGGGATTGGCTGCAATTATAACGGTCTTGTTTGCTGTGTTCACTTGGTTATTCACTCGAATATCAAAGATAAATACTGCTAACCTATTGGAATCCAACAACCAAGTATATCAAAAGATCATCACCAAGCAAATGCTTCGTGAGATTGAAGACTTGGACCCGGATAAGTTCTACACTATGGACTTCAAGTTCCCAAGTGGAGAATTCCTGCATGTGCCTATGATTCCCAATAAACCATTAACGGTATTAGAAAACATTAAAATGACCGTATTGGCACACGACGAGGAAGCCACCATCTTAACGATGACATGTAAAGGGTTTGGACATATTCCAGAGCATTGTCACGAATTTACATGTGAAGAAGTTAAAGTTATACGTGGAACCATAACCTGCATCAAGACAGGAAAAACCTATGGAAGAGGCGATGTTTGGTATATTCCACCGCAAGAATTCCACGGAGCACACTTACATAATTGTGTTGCTATTGTAACACACAAACCCCCATTAAAAACCGCAGCAGAGCGTCCAGTTAATATGGAATCTATTAGTGCGGTATTCAAAGACCAGAATTAAGCAGGTTGTTCTTCAGGAACAGCAGGAACTTCAGGAGCTACCCCAGCATTCGGCGGTGGCTCTTCTTGTGTAGGCATATCCCCACCTAATGCGGCAGGACCACCACCGAATGCAGGTGGCATTCCACCACCACCCGGAGCACCACCACCTTCAGGTGGAGCACCAGCATTAGCTTGAGCAATAAGTTGTTCTTTCCACTTAGGACCATAAGCCATGATCTGCTGTAGTTCCCATTCCAACTCCATATCTTTACGACGAAGTTCACGATCTGCTAGGATATCTTGATCTTTCCAACCAAGAACCTTTTTCTTAGCATAGGTATCAGAAACCTTTTGAGTTCCCATGAGATTGTTATATGAGTTGATTTTCATCTCAAGCTTTTGGTTATTTCTAAGGTCATAGAAATTGGATGGAGCATTGAAAACAACATTGATATGTTGTTCAGTTAAATCGTTTTCCTCAAACATCTGTTTGAGTTTAAGATGCGTAATGAATCCTCTCTTCAGACCAGCAGCGAACTTCTTCTGTTGGCGCATGACCATTGTAGCGAACTTCAATTCTTCTCTTAAGATATCAGTTCCATCGCGGAATGAGTCTTCTGGGTCGAGTCTTGAAGTAGGAACTTTCAAAGATCTGTATAGTTTCTTGATGAAGAAATATAGACCTTCCATTTGGTCATCACCTGATTGACCACCAATGGTTTGAACTGTTGTGGCTTCTTGTCCTTGGCGTTTAGCAAACCAATACGAATCCAACGTGGATTGTGGACTATACTTTTTAACAATATCATTCTGATCAGAGTCAAAAGTTTTTGTGGACCAATACTGAGATTGTAGTTTTCTCAAGTATGATTCAGATTGTGGGACAGATAGAGTTCCAACGTCAACATTGAAAACGAATCTCAATGGAGCGTGAACCATTCTGTGAATGACGATAGCATCTTCCATCATTGATAGCTGACGATATGCTCGTCTGCAATTCTCAATGAAAGGGATAATGAATTCCTTGGTTTCATTATATGCGGAATTGTTGATGTAAACGATCTGATTTTCCTCAAAAGGAATCGGTTCGTATCTTTCAACTTTCTTTGGATCTTTAGGATCGAAAATTGGTTTTTGGTAAAGGAATCCTTTAACCAACATGTTTTGAACATTAGAATATACAGGATCAATAAGATCCGCTGGGATGTTTACTACTCCAAGAACACCTTCATTGGTGTAATCTTCATGGATAATTAGTTCGTAGAACAATTCACCTTCAACCATGAACTGACGATAATACTGCCATCCATTGTTGTGAAGATCAAAGAACTCGATGAATTTATTCCACTCATCTTGGATATCCTGTTTGGTATCAGAATCCAGTTCTGTGTTCTTAAACTTCAGAAGAACGATATCATCGTTTTCATCTGGGTTGATGGTTTCGTCACAGATTTCATCAAGACAGTCAGCAATTTCAGAATAAGCTGCCATCGTTCTATAATCTCTCAAACGACCGGGTTTATCCTCGGAAGCTGATGCATACATTACGTCACCGAAACTCTTATCTTGTTCGATTGAAGAGAACGCAGTGTTGTTGTAAGGATTATTGAGAGTTACGGAATTCTTCGCCAACGCTTCAGGACGACGCATTCCCACCTTTTGGAAATACTTATACTTGGTATTTTTTAACTCATCGGTTTCCAATACACTGTAATTATATGGCTGTTTACCTTGTATATAGGTTCTCATTGACCTATCATACATCCCCGATTTACCGTCACGCGCCATGTTGCTACGATTATTCGGATTGTTCACTATACCTGCCATTTCAATATTTAGTCAAAAATATTAAATAACAACCACATCATCTTCCATTCTTACCCATCCAGCACTATTGGCTGTGACAAACGTGAATTTCCCAGCAGATAAATAATTTGTTTCTAGGGTTACAGTAACAATATTATCACTATATGTGATAACCGTGTCATCTGGAAGTTGATATGCAGAAATAATTGGAAATCTTGCAGTATCAATCTCAGACAATTGTAGAGATGCTACTTGTTGTCCACTCAAATGCCAAGTGTTGTTGAAACCAAAACGCTTTCCATAGAAAGTAAATACATGACTTTGTGCTCCACTGATTACAATGGTGTCACGGATTGGTATTCCCTTATAGAGAGAATTGGTTATTTCTGGATACGCAGATACGAGAATTACATCGGTGGAATCTCCCGCTGAGAGATTTGGATAGTTGCTTGAATGTAGAACTTCTCCTGAAGATACGGATATAAAATTGGTGCGAACAACATAAATTGGTGCTGATGGGGTTTCAGCAGCAGGAAATAACCAACCTTTCAAATTGAAGGTGGTGTTGCCAACTATTTTATACTTATCGGTTTTCTCGATATTTATCGGTGTTTCATAATCCACACTTCCACTCCACGTAACTTCAGTTCGAAGTTCCTCAATGTGGTCCAGACCGAATTCTTCTGGAATCTTCCACGTAATTATGAAATATGGGTTGCACCATGGAATGAAGTTCGACACAATTTGGTCGATATCTTCTTTATAGTTAGCAACGATGCTAACATCAACGTCCATTGTCACCGGAATTGGTGATGGTATTTTGATTACATTCTGATCAATAGAATTGTAACTTGTGATCTTTTGATCCTTGAATTGGATTCTAGTTGAATCCCTTTTAACATTCTTCTGGTCCATTGAAATGACCGGAAGTGTCAGATTTTTAGCTTGATTCACTATGTCATAGAGCACTCTATTCTTTGGCCCCATGACATAGCGAACATTGATCTTCTCTTTAGCTACGAAATTTTTGTCGTATCGGAACACGAAACAATCATCAAAAGCAGCAGTAAACTGAGTTAATACATTAAGCTGTTCTCTGAAATATGAGTGTTTTTCCACTCATTTATTTATCAGACAAACCCGATTCTTCTTTGCTCGAAGGAGTTTTCAATGGAGTTGTCTTCAATATTGAAGAATTCTGCCAATGTAGAAGGTTCCTTAACTTTCCTATCAAGTCCCATAAAGTCTGCGAGGTCATCGCATTCATCTATGGTGAGCTTATCAAACTTGTATTGGAAATACATTCTACCCTTTCTCATCAAAGCGTCATCGATTTTCTTAAGATCACAGTTAAATGTGCAAATGATCTTAAGATTTAGAGCATCCTTTAGGAATCCATCAGTCAATCCCAAGAGATTGTTGGTTGCTGCATTTCTGTCAGATGTCAAAATTTCTTCCGCATCCTCAATCAAGATGATACTATTCTTATTCTCCATTACAAATGTTACAAAGTCCGGAGACGAAATAACCGTAAGCATGGATGGTGGAATGTATATAACCTTTTTCGCGGAATTAGTTATGATATGTTTTATATAATTACTTTTTCCTGTTCCGGGGTCACCGTGAAGAAGTAATAGGTTATCTGTTTCTTCGTGGACGAACTTCAACAGAGTTTCATGTGGGAAATTCTTCCCATAGAAGATATCGAATCGATCATCCTTGATAGGAATCGACTTGAACTTTGTCTTCTGAGTGAACAGACCTCTTTGGTTCTGTGCAATCATGTAGAACTTGTCAATCTCAACTGAAGAAGATTTTAGAAATTTCTTCGTGATGTAGGTGATAACTTCCTCAATGAAGTCACGATTACATTTGGTTGGGAGTATTGTGATGAACACATTCTCGTCTCCGTTTCTAATGGTGACTCTGTATTCATCGTCGTCATCATCGTCATCCTTGGATGGTGGAACAGAATAGTCACCGTTGATAATTATTCCTTTTGTGAGGTGAATGAATTTATACGAAGAACCTGTGACATCCACTATATCAAACCCAAGACTCATCAAATACATCTCAAATTTTCCACGATTTTCTACTGGAAGAGATTTCTTAGAAATCTTTAGATGACTCGTTGGTGCCAACCCAAAATATAATGCAAATGTGTCCGGGTAATCCGGATTAGTTTTCATTAGAGGAATTCTGGTCAGCAAACTTTCTGGGGTTTCATCATACCAATAGAATGCGTTTAAGTATTTTTTTAAGTTGGTCATTGTTTGTTCTTTTTCTTTAATATATTTGATTTCAAATGTTTTTGGATCTACTACAACATTTAACCCATATTCAGTTTTCAACACATCTCTTAACATTTTACTCATCCCGATCATTCAAATCTTTCGATAAAGTATTTTGGAAGCTTTGCTTTATTTCTCAACACAACATCAAAGATTGATCCATCTAAGATGTAAGTGATACACTCATCGTCACCAGAACGAATTCCGCGACCACAAGCTTGAACCAAAGTGCAAAGCATTTTATTCGAATACCAGTCTTTGTCAAGCTTCATTAATTTTTCCACTCGTTTGTCCTTAGTAGGCAACCATGGAGCTTTAAGAAGAATTTGAAACCTTGCTAAGTCTCCCTTCAAGTCAACACCATAAGTCATACTTGGAGATACTAGCACGGTAGCCTTCTTGCTTTTCTCATGAAGTTCAAGAAGCTCTTCGTTTCGAACTCCGGGTTCTCTACATAGAAGCCTATCACTTTTCACATTGTTTCGAATGTAGTCTGCGATATACTGTGTATGAGTATGAATAATTCCCTTTTCACCTTCATGTTCTTCTAAAATTTCTTTCACTTGTTTTGCAAGCTTAGGAAGCATTTCCTTTAGGTTTGCGAAGTTAAGCTTTTGTTTTGCCATCACATGAATTGGTGCTTTGGTGTGATCGAATCCTGAATCAACCTCCACATATTCATATTCTGTTATTCCCAAAGTCCTACAGAAGTTTTTAGGATCGATGATTGTGGCAGACATGATAATGACTGTTTCCGCATGACTGAAGATATACTTGGAAAGCTTATCCACTTTCAGAGGAACGAACTTGATTACCTTGTCGATCTTTTCGATGATGTATTGGCTTTCGTTGTAAGTTCCAATCAAGACTTCAAGACTCGACTGAAGATTCATAAGCTTGGTGTATTCACCAGACTTCTTAGAAAACTCAGGAGATCCTTTACCAGCTTTTTTAAGTGACTCTTTATATTCTTCCACGTTTTCGGAAACGGCAACAATCAATTTACTCAACCATTCCAAGACCTTAGAACTTGTTTCCTCGACTGGAAATGATGTCAACGATGTTCCGGTTTTAACCAAGAAAGGGATGTCCACTTCACATGTAAACTGACCCACCAATTGTTCTTCCAATTCTGATCCCTCATCACATACGATGATTCTTCTCTTCTTAAGATGTTCTGGTAACGAGAAAAACATACTGTAATTCAACGATGAAAATGTGCTCTTAAGCATTTCATTTCTGGAATTATAGTAAGGGCATTTGTTTTCAGCCCAGCATTTGTTTTTCAAACCTTGAACATATATACAAGGTGCGATATCAACGCTCAGAGTATCGTCTAGGCCGCATTGATAGTTGCTTTGACCCTTGAGTATGCCAGTGTCGAAGAACGTGTTCTTATACTGGTCCTGAAGCGATTTAGTGATTGTCAGAGCATAGACACCAAACGGATCTTCATTCTCCACAAGTTCTGCGCCATCCTCACCAAAGATAGAATAGTTATCAACGCATTTGATATATGCTTGAGAAGGACCATTGACTGCATTAGCCAATGTCTTTGGTATGAAACTTTTCCCTGTTCCAGTAGGAGCATTTACGATGATGAATTTCACACCATCATTTATATGTTTGTTGAGAATCTTTAGAATCTCAGTTTGAGAAGCATTCGGATTGAATGGTTCCGGGAAGTTGAGCAAGAGGTTTGTCATCGACGCGATGATACTCAGGGAGGTTCAATTGTCAAGACGGCAGAGTGACAATATACAAATAATTTTCGTGTATCTTGGACGATTCGGTTTTATTTAATGTTTTCATCTTCCAGTAAACCTCTTCTGTCCTTGGACAAAAAGCAGACAGACAATAATCAAACATATACCCATTATCGGTCTTCAAGACTTTATATGGATATGGTAGTTCATAATCCTTGGTATCGTTTTCAACTTCAATCTTGAACTTAATGAAGAACTGCTTCGTGTTGAAGACTTTGATCTTCCCACGTTTGATGACTTTCTCATCGAGTCTGAATTCGACATTCTTTAGAATCAAATCCTTTAACTGGTTCTCCAATTTAATCATATACTAATTACGACACGATCTCCAAAAATCAAGAAACGCTGTCCATGAAATTCATCTTCTGTGCTGGTGTCATATTCAGAAGTGCGTCATTATAGTATTTCCAAAATGTGTCATCGTCGGGTATAGTCTGTCTAAGATAACAGGTATCCATTGAGACGTTTCTATAGTCCTGCATGAAAACGTCCCACACCACAACAATATTATGCTTTGCTTCATTGATTCTTCTAGGAGTTTTTGGAAATCTAAAGTTTAGAGATATTTTTCCGTTTTGTGAGGTTAGTAGGGAAAGAGAGTTGCTACACAACATTCTTCTAATTTCTGGTCTATCAGGAGCACGCTCAGGTCTTCTACGAACAAAAACTATCTCGCACACATTATGTTGTAACAGTGTAGATAGTTCTGATCTCTGAATTAATCTGTCCGATTGGACAATTTCAGTTCTGTAGTCATCAATGACTTGGAACCCTTTACTGAATCTATTCCAAGCATCCCTCAGATTCCCCTTGGAATCCATCGCGATCTTTTCATATCTTTGTTTAGGGTTCATCCATCATTATTTACCATTCTCTTTACAAACTCCGAACATTCTTTGCTCGTTTAGGAACAGACCTTTCTTGACGATCCCATATCCTTCAACTTCAACATTGGAGATTTGGACACCCATATTAGCTGGGAACATGACGATCTCCCCAATTTCAGTAAAGTTTACACGCGGACCTTTGAGAATAACTCTACCCTTTCTCCACATATTGTGGACTTGAGTTGTGGGAATGAGGATTGCTCCACGTTTTACATATTCATTACCATCCCCAACACTCTCTATATCGCAGAACTCAAGGAGCATTACGTCGTCCATAAGTTTAGTTAATGTATATTCATCCAAACCAAAGTCGGTTGGGAGTCCTCTGTCTGCCAAGTCGATGTGTGACTTTTGTGGTGCTAAGATGTCGATTGATGCTTGTGGTTGTTCACTCATGCGGATATTTAGTAAGGGTTTCAAACAAGTCAATTTCTCTCTTCGAATAAAATTCTGGGATTGGAACTGGTTCTTTTTCTTTGGTAGCCTTTGGCTTTTTAATATAGTTGATACGTTTCTTCTTCTGTCTCATTGTGAGATTGTCGAAGAGCTTAAATTGTTCTTCTTTACTCTTCAAGATGTTACCATATCGATTCAGAGAGTCGTTTATATAGTCACAGAATACACCATCATTCAAAAATGAAAATGACTTCGTGACCAAAAACGGAGAGAACTCTGCCAGTAATTCGGCATCAAGTTCTTGAACCTGTTTCTCAAATAACAAATAATTAACTGCTTTAAAACTCATAATAAGTGTTTGTTTTTATTGGCTCTTGTATTTGGCCAAGGTGTCAGATATATCTATTTTTCCGTCTGAAATGTGTTTCACAATCAGATGTTCTTTATTCTTTTTAAACATTGTCGCCAATAGATGAAAATTGTTAAACTGTTCGAAATCTGGATGTATCCAGAATTTCTGTCCTACCACTTTCATCGTCTCCAATTGACGATAAGCCATCTCTTCAATTGAAGGTAAATCTTTTTTCATTATCGAAGCGTGATAGTTTACTCCACCAAATTGATAGATAAAATCACTCTCATCATCTGACTCAACCACTTTAACCACTTTCTCAAGTCTGGTAAAGAAATCGTAATCTTCAAAATCCTGAAGATCCGAATATCCTTGAGCTTTAAACCAAGCTTTTTTGGTAAATGTTATTGCGTTGTGTGGACCGGGAAAGTTTTCTCTAAACACATCACCATATATGATATAGCTGTTTCTGTTCCAGTAAGCTTCAATATCTTTCCCCATTTTATAGATATGGTTTGCCATTCTATTTGGGAGAAATACATCGTCGTCGTCCATAGGAAAGATCATATCATGATCCCCAACCATTATTCCAATGTTTCTTTTGTATGGGATTGGAAGTCTTGTCCTACAGTTTATAACTGTGACATCTTTGCGGTCACAACACAACTCCACATTCTTATCATCATTGACTATGACTAGATGCTTGTCGTCATATGTCTGATTTGAGAATGCGGACAGCATCCTACCCAAATAGGGTAGTCGTCCATAGGTTGAGCATACAGCTAAGGCTTTCATTAGGTTGGTTCAATCGTCATATCTGATCTATAAACATCAGCGCAATTCGAACCTTTCAACCATTTATCAGGAACTATGATCTTCGTCTTTGGTTTTCCCAAGTAAGAAGCCCACCATGAAAAGGACGAGTTGCTACAGACGACGTTATCATGCTGTGAGATCAATGTCAAGTCGTTAATTTCAGATGACGTTTGAATGAGATTGAAATCGTAACCATCAAATTCTGCGAGAACAATCTCAGGGGAATCTGTAAATACATTGATCTGGTATTCACTAAAGTTGAAAAATTGTCTTCGGAAATACTCCTGACCAATATCAAAAATGTCTGGGAACTTTAGATAGTCTCCACGGCGAATATGGAATGCCACATTCTTTTCTTCGATGAAGTCTGTTCTGACTTGAGGCAAGACTATCAAATCTTTGAAGTCATCTTCAAAATACTTCCACGATTGAAAGTATCCAGTTAGAGATACATCACCTTCTATCTCACGTAATGGACTGTAACCAAATCCTTCCTCCAATAATTCTGGATTGAATTCCTTACCAACTCCATATTGGAAATTCTTGAAGATAGTATTCTCATACTGTAGAGGGTTTGTTCCTTGGGAAGCGTGCCATTTAGAGTAATCAATAAAGAAATCCTTCCCATATCTCTTGGCATAAGTGTATGCAGCAGCTACTTGAAATAGTTGATTACCAACACCTCCACAAACATTTGCGTAACAATTACTCATTTGATATATAATGCATCTCCCCAACCACAACCAGTGTCAACTTCTTCAACTTTTCGAAATCCTAAGCCTTCTAAGAAGGCAGATACTTCTGGTTCCAAAGCGCAGCCTTTATACATCTCACGATAGTTTACTTCAGTAAACACTGCATCAATTGATTCCCACGCTGATAGACCTTGCATAGCTTTAAGTTCTGCTCCTTGGATGTCTAAGTTCAATACATTGAAGTTGAATAGGTATATCCCAATTCTTTGCAAGATCTTGTCCAAGGTTGTTGTTTTCATTTTAACAGTCTCAACATTTACAATCTGTGGATATATCTTGGCGTGATCTCCCAATTCTAGGATCGAAGAACTTTCACCATTATTGGTGATATGAAACTCAACTTCCTCAACTCTATCTGACACAGCAGCATGAACCACGTAGCAATTAGGATCATCATTTTGCCATGCGTGAGCGAGATCTCTATTAGCCTCCACAAAAATAATATTTTCAACTCCATTACTCTTATAGATTGGGTATTCCTCTGCCTTGTGCATACCAACATGGATAACCCCTCTTGGAGTTATCCCGTGGTCTTTAAGAATGTCAAAACTTATTAGCATACTTCGACTGTGAATTTATTGCCCATTACGACAATACCTGTTCCGCTGAAATGTCCAACGTCAGATACGTCATACTTCTCTTCCGTCAAGGAATTCCACCAGTTGTTCATTTCAACTGGATCAGCACCTTGAATGTTCGCAGGCCAATTTGGAAGGATGTCATCAAGAATTAGAAGACCTTCCCAACCGATAGAGTATAGGAACTTCATGAACTCTCTTTCCTTGATTCCATCATGCGGATCAACATCAATCATGATTACATCAACCTTTGACCAATCTCCTTGAGCTTGTGTAAAATCTCCAATTACAAATGAAATATTGTCTCTTTGGATTCTCGCTGCACCTTGCTCCAAGATATCAAATGTGATGACTCTGTTGGTAGGATTGTATGCCAATGCCAATGCAGACTTACCATATCGGGTTCCGACTTCAACAAACTTGGTGTTGTTGAATAGAGTGCTGAGATACGCATAGAACTTATATGCTTCAACTCCAGCTTCCGAGAAGTCTGGTCCATCTACGATAGACAATGGTTCCAATTCGGAAAGATCCATGTCCTTAACTTTACTTTTATCAATCTTGATGTGTGTCATAAAAAATTTTCTCGATGCCTACTCGAAGGCTTGTTTTAGGTTTCCAGAAATTTAGAATGTAAGGATCAGGATCGTTCATCGCGTTCTTCTGAGTCTCGTCTTTCTTCTCACCGGGAACCACTTCACAACCACTGATGTCTGCCAAGTGATTAGCAACGTCTAAGACAGTTGACCACTCGAAACTGGTGATGTGATAGTTCTTACTTTTGTCGAGCGTATCATACTGTTCTGTCAATGTCAAGAAGCATTCGGCGCAATCTTCAGCGTATAGTAACTGACGAGATTCCGTTCCATCGGTTCTCATTGTGATCTTTCCAGCCTTCGCCATCTTACAGAAGTCAGTAATGACATGAGATTTCTCTTCCTCATGTTCAATGCCATATACATTCCAAAGACGCACAACCAGACCGCCAATATCATTTGTCATCGTCTCTCCCAATTTCTTCAAGATTCCATACGATGAGTATCCTAACTCAGACATTTGAGATGATGTGAAAATAAATGGCTTGTTGTAACTTCTAAGCAATGCAAACGTATTACACATTATTTGCATGTTGTTGCAGATAAACTTGTAAGTGTGCTCATTCTCTTCCAAATACTTTGCTCCACCAACATCCGAAGCAAAGTAATAAACGAAGTCGCAATCTTCGAATGCTCTATGCTTGACGTTATTCATGTAAGGATCAGATAAATCCTCCAAATCTGGGTTTCTTTTGATATCGAATGGAATTACAGTGTGTCCTTGCTCTTTTAAATAATCGCAAGTTGCTTTTCCAATTTGTCCTTCTGATCCTAATACTAATATCTTCATGCGTAAACTTCTATTGTGTTTTCATTGACATATCGAACTGGATATTTTGAATATCCCCATCCTTCGGGATTGCAGTAGCAATCTCTACTATAACTGTCATCCTTCGGCTGTCTTGGATGAGTTACATGATAGTAAACAATATCCAAAATACTGGTTTCAATTCCCTTGTTTCTGAGGTTCCAGAGGATTTCTCCATCCATAGATGCTTGACCACTTGGAGTTCTATGACCCTCATCGGTTTCATTATATCCGGTTGCTACATCAATGAATACATCTTTATGAAATAAGGTGGCATCGCCTGAATATCCACCACAAATCAACCCATCTTGATCTCTTGGGTTATATAGGTCTAAAGTGTCTCCGACGATTGATCCACCAGCTAAAATATCTTGTCGGAATCTCCAACGATAAAATGCTTTCTTGTAATCGGTCTTCCTTAATTTGTCTTTGAGGAACAGAACAGTCTCATTTGAGATGATAATGTCAGCATTAGTCATGAATAGAAATTCACCCGATGCTTTAAGGGCAGCGCAATTTTTACCAAAATATTCGTAAAATCCGTTCTTCGGAAGACCATCATCAATAAGAACAGATTGATCGACTATTATATTAACTACACGCTCGTCATCCAAAAGATCTTTCAATTGTTCATTATCCTTTAGAAACTTCCCGTCAATGGGATTGTAGTCCACGACAATGATTTCCCAATCCAATTCGTGTCTGTATAGAATCTCTATATTCTTCTTTAGAGCTACCGCAAACCTCGTAATGAAGTCTCCCGTGTAGCCGTCATCTCGTCCCGTTAAAATAAAACTTACGTCTCGCATACTGTTAATTACAACACTTCAAAGTTTTTTCAAGATGTTGGCAATATAGTCGTCAGTATTGAGGTATTTCTTAGCTTGGTAAAAATTTTCCTTCGCCCCTCTAATATACTCTTTGTAAGGTTTCAGATTGATTAAGACGTTATCCAAATCCTCAATCGTATCGAACGTCTCCATTCCAGAAACATCAAAATATTCGCCAATATTAGGACATCCCCAGAAAATAGGTATAGTCCCAAGTCGGAAACAATCCACCAGAATTTCTGTAAAATAGTTATCCAATTTTGAATTCATGATTGCAATGTTGAATTCGTAATCAATAAGAGGTTCGGTCTTTTCTTGGAATGGTTTGAATGCATATCCCCACAAATCGATATTGTGTTTAGATGCCAAAGCATTTGCTATTTCACCTCTGTATCTATGACCAGAACTGATTGCCTTTCCAGATGATATCATGGAAATATGTTTGGATTTCTCGTAGAAATTAGTGATATCATCTGGAACTCTACTTTGACCCATAATGTATTTGATATACTTCGGACCACGTTTCAGAAGTTCTGGATGGAAAGTTAGGATGTAATCAAACTTATCCTCAATCTCTACAATCTTCTCGTATGTCCAAGGATGAATCTCTGGTGGTTCGATTAACCATGCCACTTTCAGAGTTGACTTAACTTTGTCCACGATAGGATCGACTAGAAAACTGTCAGTGAAGACCGTGATTCCAGAATATACCATTCTCTTTTCCACCCATCCAATATCCTTTGGTGGATAGATGTAAGTGGACGTAATCACACCAATCATTTCTTTGGTGTGTGAGAACGCTGAATCGAATAAATTAACCTTGAGCATTTTGAATAAATCGGTTGTGGTTGTCTCTATAGTGAGGTTGCTTTGATCTGTCTTGATCACAATGGCTACTGTGTTCCAAGTGGAATAGATACTTTTCTTTGAAACCTAAATAGGTAACTGCGTTCTTCTTTTTAGATCTCTCTAGAAAATCTGTATCTTCAAATCCCCATCCAATAAACGAGTCGTCATATCCACCAATTCTATCAAAAGCTTTGCGAGATATTACATTACACCCACCGGGAGAATTATCAGAGATCACGTTTATGTTCCCATTAAAGAATCCAAGTTTGGTTGAGGTGACTTCATTACGAAGAACCTCCATGTTGATTCCTTCCTCACTCATGAAGTAATCAAAAAATCTCTTTTTAACGTCGATGAAAATACCATTGAAAGGATATACATGATCAGCACAACCATTGGATATAATATTAAATGCATCCTTGAGTTGATCCCAAGGAACTAATACATCAACATCATAGAAGCATAGAATGTCTCCAGTTGCAATTTCAGCAGCCATATTGAAACAGTAGGACTTTCTAAACTCGCCGTCATTCTCACAAAACAATAGTTTCGCGTTGGGTTGGTTCATCTTGATACTCTTCATCGTTGGATCGATCTGTTTATCGTCATTAATAATAATGACTTCATCAAACAATCCATCGATATATCTTAGGATTGTTTGTATGTTAAATAGTCTGTCGGGACAATCATATCTATAGTGTAATATGCAAGAAGTTCTCATAAATTTAAAGTATCAATCATATATTGATTTTCGATCATTTTACCATAATCATATAAAGCTTTATTGTTGTGGGTTCCTCCAAAATCAATATCGGTATCTCCTTTATTTGGATCGTATTTTCCAGCTCTCCACGACATTCCTTCGTAGTGTTTGAAGTATGTATCTTCGCCATTGAAGTTGACTACTGATAGATCAGCCTTCATTACATCCTCAAACATGGTAGAGCCAACATCATATACAATGGACGTTCCGCGACTATCTTTAGTTCTGGATGGATCAAAGAATACGATTCCATGTTCTCTCAGTAATTTGAGATTGATCAAACAGAACCATGGATCTACTCTCGGATGAAGTCTTTTTCCTCCGCGATCACCTGATACGTTTCCTAATAAAGCAGCACCGCTTTTTTTGAATTTCTCGAAAATAGGTGCGATGTCTTTTCGGAAAAGAACATCAGAATCTACCAGAAGAACATAATCAGTTTCGATAGACATGAATCCAAAATTAACTCCTTGTCCATGTGATGAATTTGGAAGATGTATATCTGCCAAAGCATAAGTCTGCTCATCTCCAGTATCTATGATAAAACTCTCAAAATCCATCGAAAATATATCGGTGGATTTTAGAAGATTCTGAATCAGATGTGGAGTGTTGTAGTTACAGGTTAGAAGCGTTAGGTCCATATTTGGTCTTGATTTGCTTTAATTTTTGTCCAACATATTCGAATGAATTGTCGAGAGTTTGACCCGGAAGATGTCCGTGTTTTTCAACAAAGATCTTATCTGCATCTTGCATCATCTGTTGATGTTTTGGATTTGAAGAGATTGTAGATTTCGCAATAGACCATTCTTCATCACCAAGATATTCCCATGAGTTAGCAATGTCTGCAAACCACCAGAAAGGAGGATGCATTCCAGCTTCAATCATTTCATACGTGTGATCAACGTGTTCACAAGCGTTGTAATAGCGTTCATCAATAAGTCCCACCGTTTCCAAACACTTACGAGAATAATAAGAAAATGCTCCAACACAATGAGGATATAAAGAAATGCTTTCTTCACCATAGTTTACTGTTGTTCTTGGGTTGGGAGTTCTGAATTGATCGAACGTCTTGTTCATCATTCCATGCTGTGAGAAATTGAAATGTTGAATCCCTGATGCTTTCGAAGCTTTGATATACTTTTCAAAAACCATTGGATCTTTGATGAATATGTCGTCTTCAATAATGAAGATATGGTCACATTTATTACTCTCATATCCATTTATAAGAAAATTGAAAGCAATATTTTTGGATTTTCCAACTCCAATAGATCCATCAGTCTCTATCCATTCATGAGAATCATACCTTCCAATTTGTTCAGTAAACTGAAGTTGATCCATAGATTTGCCATCATTGACTACCACAATAGTATCCACAAGTGTTGGAATACTTTCCACACACTTCTTAAGTAACTTGGGTCTATTGTAGGTAATGATCCCAACCCCAATTTTTTCTCCATTAATCATTGTTTGAATCCTTTCATTATATCCTTTAATCTCAACTCTTCTCCTTGCTCTTTCTTCTGAGATCCGAGAATGGATTCCAGAAGTTCAACATTAGATGGGTCCAGAATTGAGTTTTCATCTTCGATAAGATCTCCCTTATAGTCAATAAACTCACTGATAAACATCAAACGATCATCAATTGTGGAGAAAAACTCATCAATTGCGACTATTGCAGGACAATCTTCCTTCGGATAAAAGACATCCAATTCGAGATTATCCATATATTGATCGAATAATCCTTGGAATACTTGGTCAGTTTCCTTGATAAAGTCCAATTTTGCGTCACGAAGACCATCATCAACGATCTTAATCTCTGGATTATACTTCAACCAGAAGATAATATCCAGTTCTTTCATGGATTCTTTCACAAAAGAGATCGATGCGGCAGTAACTTCGTCTGAAATCTTACCATTTGCATTTCCTTGAAGGGTATATGCGAGATTATCCCAAGGGCAGCGGTCATATACCACTTTGGAACCCTTGGGATAATTACCTTGTTCAGCCATCATCCAGTCTAATATCGCAAGCTGCGTTCCCTCATCTGTATTGGATGAGTGGCTCAGATTATTTTCCTTGATGACATCTCTATAGGTTTTCGTTGGCGATGTGAACATCGGCCATCTTTGTTTGAAAGCGTTAATTAATGTAGTCTTCCCCGTATTGGCGGCACCGCTAAATGCAATTCTCATATACAATAATTTACCACATTTTTTTATATTGTCAATTGAAGATATTAGATTAAATAATTATCGATGCAAATCAAAAAAACTGCTCGTAAAAGATCTCCCAAAAGGGAAGATATCACCTCGGAGTTCGAACAAGGATACAAAAAGAACTTTGATTGTTCGAATATAAAGTTAAAAAAACAGTTCCCGTTGAATGCCAACCATTCAACATTCTACTACCTAACTCAGAATCAAAACACTAATATGGTGTTTGTTGATGGTGTAGCTGGAACAATGAAGACATATCTAGCTGTCTATAGTGCCTTAGAACTACTAAGAGACAGACACGTAGATCAGATTGTCTATATTAGAACTGTTGTAGAAAGTTCATCTCGCTCTATTGGAGCACTTCCCGGTGAACTGGATGATAAGTTTGGTCCGTATGCAATGCCATTAGTTGATAAACTTAATGAAATTGTGGATGGAGCAACTACTAAATCCTTGATGGAAAATAATTACATCAAAGCAATTCCGGTAAACTTTGTTCGAGGTCTGACCTTTAACAGAAGTGTGGTCATTCTGGATGAAACTCAGAACATGACTAAAAGCGAAATCACCACCATCTTGACAAGATTCGGAAGAGATTCCAAATACATTGTCTGTGGTGATGCAAATCAGTCCGATATTAGAGATTCAGGTTTCACTGGTGTCTTTGACGCCTTCAACACTGAACACTCTGTAAAGAATAATATCTTCTGTGTAGAATTTGATGTATCAGATATCGTAAGATCTCCAATACTAAAACACATCACACAAGTATTATGTGTCTGAATTACTAAATATATGAATGGGAAGACATTCTAAATATCCAACTGGTGCCGGTATCTATAAATTAACATGTATAGATACCGGTAAAATTTACGTAGGCAAAACGGTAAATTTTAGAGATAGGTTTAGTTATCATAAAAATTGTGGGAATAAATCCTATGGGAAATGTCATTTTCAGAATGCCATAAGAAAATATGGATGGGATTCATTTTCTGTAGAGATTTTAGAAATTTTTACCGATTTTACTAAATCCAAGGATAATACCTATCTCCTTGAGAGGGAGTCTTATTATATAGAGTTATTAAATTCTACTGATCCAACTAAAGGTTATAATATATGCAAACACTCCAATGATAGAACAGGAGTTCCCCACACAGAAGAAGCTAAAGAAAAGATGAGACAAGCGGCTATTAATAGGGAGTATTCCGAAAAAGAAAAGGAAAGATTAAGAACTATTAATATTGGGCGAACTCTAACAAACGAACATAAAGAAAAAATTAAACAAGGTAATACCGGGAAATTTGTCTCTGAAGAAACTCGAAAGAAATTGAGTGACCTTCATAAAGGTAAGGCCAAATCAAGAGAACATATAGAAAAAGTTAGAAAGTCTAACTTAGGTAGGAAAGCCTCAGATGAAACTAAAGAAAAAATGCGTCAATCCAAACTAAGGAGAGACGCATTGAATTTAACTCTAAAAGTTTAATGTGGCTGTCTTTTACCTGCCCATGAGGTTCCTGCAAAAAGGTCAAAGTTATTTGACTTAGGATTCTCAATAGGAGCAGGAAGTGGTCCGCGATAAGGTGGTTGGGGAATTTCTTCAACCACCTCTTCTTTTACTTCGACAACTGGTGCTGGTAGGGATTCAAAAAATTCTACAGCATCTTGTTCGGTTTTTGCGATTACGGATCTTCTACCGTCGCTGGCTACCCAAACTTCACCCATCTCTTTAGTTTGGATGGTGAAAAACTCGTCATTACTTCCTTTTATTTCAATATTCATACAAGGAGACGATACTATGACAAATTAAATTGTCAAGGTCTTGTTTTTTGTTTCGGTATTTTAATTGGTTTTTGCCTAACAAGGGTAGAGGCATCTTGAGTAGAAGTCCCGACAATTTTAAAATTGTTATTTTTGTCGAAAAGAAATGTAAGCATTCGACTTAATTTATCAGGAATGGGTTGACCTTTCTTATTGTGTCCGAGAATTCTCCAACCAGAAACAACGTGGTTTTTACCAGATCTGGTAACTCCATCCTTCTCGTTCATAAAATATCCAGCATCCGCTAGAATATCTTTATATGTTTTTGGTCTTCCACCAGAGAATGCATCGTATCCCAATCTTGCAGAACTTCCAATGTCTCTAATTCCTGCTTCTAATCTGTGTAATGGATGTGTTATTTCTGGGGCTACATAATCCAAAGCCTTTGCACCACCTTTGACAGCGGCACCAAGAACGCCAGAAGCAGCTTTCGGTATAGCTGTAACACCTTTTTTAACTTTATCCCAAAAGCCTTCATCTAATAATTCTCTCTGAGTGATCATACTTTTACTTCTATGTTTCGGTGGGCAACGTCAACTAAAGAAACGTCGATTAATGCATCCAATTCGTTTTGGATAAAACTTTTACTGATCAGAACCTTGTGAGTGTTCTCACTTCTGTTTCCAATTGAGAATGGGACATCTTTGAAAACCTTATTTCCAACTTTGACGTTGAAAAGGACAACTGGACGATCTTCTCTATTTCCAGCACCAAGATTAATTGTGATGTGATCGGTTGTAGGTGCTTCGATCACAATTCCGTTTTCGGTAGTGAAACGAACTATTTTACCACTTTCCTTAATATCTTCACCATGGAGAACATTAAATGCTCCATTACCAGTATCGAGTTTAGCTCTTAACTGACCAATACCATCAATGTAAATGGTTTCTTCTAAACCAAGAACTGATTTCTCTACAAAGAAATGTTTGAAAGTTACCATGTTGCATTACAGGGAAGGATCGATTTGATCAACACCAGTATTTGCAAAGTCTGCTTTAGCATCAACACGGTGCCAAACGTCTGAAACATATTCAGAAGCTTTAATTAGTTTGGCAAGCATCCAAGTGTCCAAATCACTATGTTTGACCGTAAGAAGTTTTTGTGAATAGTCAGCCAATTTCTTAAGATCGGAATGTAGAACTTCATCGAGTTCTTCTTCTGGACTTTCCAATTCAAGGGAGTCATCAACTTCTACTGGTCCTGCTGGCTCATCAAAAGCAAGCATAACTTCAGCTTCCTCTTCAGGAGTGTAGAGCGCGTTTTTGACAGTAGGCGTCTTAGGTTGTTGGTTGAATCCTACAACTGGACGACTGTCTTGATAATGTTCCCACATTAAAGAATTTTCTCTATCTCTAAATCTCATGCTATTATTTATCAAATGGATATTAATTAATCATCAACACCATATTTAGATCTCATACTTCGGACAGCTATTTCAGTATCATATAAGATTTTGGGAACTTTACTCTCATAAATTGCTCCTAAAGCTTCAGAATCCTCATCTCCCTTCCACATTCTACAGAATTTATCAATATCTGAAGATGTTAATCGTTCTTCTGGTTTGGCTGCATATTTATCTACAATTTCTTCACTCATACTTTTAGTCCTTCTACGCATTCTTTGAAGATTTCGATACATTTTTGGTCGTAACCTTCCTCTAGGTTTATGAAATTACCTTCTACACCGAACAATACAAATGGGGAGTGTGTGGCGATGATGATCTGATAATCCTCCGACATATCTTGTAGGAGTTTGAACATATCTCTTTGTTTTGGAACAGATAATGCACGTTCAGGTTCATCTAAAAGTAAGGTGACTCTACCAGTTCTAGGTAATGAACGGAAATAATTTACCTCTGCGATTTGTTGAGAGTTACTATTTTGCTCATATTCCAGAATATTTGGGGGAGTTTTGAGAAGATTGAACAACTTGTTCATCTTTTTAATTCTGTATTGTCCTGATGATGGATTATCAACCAGATTGTTCATGTGATCCACTTCAGAAGACATACCATCCTCAGATGAAATGTCTTTATGAGTAAACCAAGCCCACTTATCAATCTTTGTGTCACCTTCATTAAAGAAAGTTGGAGTTCCATCCCAAACAACATCAGCTTCACAATGTCCCGGTGAGAATTCTTTATAAACCCATGGGAAGTGGCTCTTATCAGTTGCACCCAATGCTAATGGATGATTAACTCTTGTCCATCCTCCCTTTTCTTGGGGAATACCACAGTAGGATTTTATTATTTTTAGAATTGTAGATTTCCCAGAACCATTCTGACCAAACAAAACATTTAGCTTTGGTGTGAATTGAAAAACACAACCCGGAGAAAATCCCGGTAGTTCTGTTGCGAAACCATTGTTAATTCTAATAGCTGAAATCATGCAGCTATTTATACGTTACTCGATATTATTCAAGTTCTGCTTCAAACCGTTGGCTTGAGTGGAAGAACCGATAATGGAAATAACAGTCGGAAGAATTTCTTCGCGAGCATTTGTATATTTCTTCATTTGCATTTGACTCTGAAGATTCAGAAGTGTATTTGCTTCTTCTGGAGAAGGTTCAAATAATGCAGCATCAATCATGTTTTGGATATACTCATCCTCACCAGCAGATGACATAGGCATTGTTTCCTCTGGAGTCTGTTGTGTAACGTCTTGGACATCTTGTGGCTGTCCTTGTGCTTGATTAGGATCTTCCATTGGTGGTGCTTCACCTTGCTCAATTACGAGCATGTAGCGATCAATGAGCTTTAAAGTTTTTGAAATCATATTAATATCCTAGAGTTGTGTTGACTGGTTTGCGAAGAGCGGTTTCAACTTCTTTGATTTGATTTTGAGCACTCTTAATAACTTTAGGAGCAATTCTTTGTCTCATCTTTACAGTTTGAGCAGCTTGTGATTGGAACTTATCCTTTTCATCAGCAGCAATGTCATTCAACATAGCAGTGCTCTCAGTATCTTCTTCAGGTTTTGAAACTGTAACTGGAATAGTTTTAGAACCCGTATCAATGTAAACCATATCGGTTCCTTGAACCAAAGAAACACTAACTCCCTTAGATTTTAGGAAGTCAATTAGTTCCCATTTAGGATCACCTTGGGAATTTGGGTCGAACTCTTCAATTAAAGTCAAAAACTTACTCATGACTATATTTAGCAGACTATTAGCATCTTGTTTGCGATATCTTTGAAATATGTATCGTTAAGTGCTTTATATCCATCTTTTTCAAGAAACTTTTTAATGTGTTTGAATGTCTTAGGTTTAGATTCTTCTTGGACAAATAGTTCGAACTCGTCCACTGTAACACTGTTTCCTTTTATTACTTTTAAGAAATCTGAGTGACTCCATACACCTTCGTAAATTTTAAATCCGAATATTTTTTTAATATCGGTTATGACTTTATTACGAAATGGATCTTTTGTAAGTGTATTACTATAAAAGATCATTTTACAGTTATGAGGATTTTCCATTATAAATTCACACAACAAATTTATGAAATAATGTTTGAATATTTTCTGATTGTCTTTCTTGGAAAAATCAAATGTTAAAGGTAATCCTGTGTTTATAAGATATTGGGCTACCATTTTGTTGGTCTTAACAAAAAGGTTGTCAATATCGTAAATGTAGATGTTATACTTGACGAAGATACTCATAATTTGAGTGTATCAAGGGATCTTGGCTTGTCAACAAAGTTTTTTGGACCTATTAATCTGATGTTTATAATACCATTATAGTATAAAGGATCTAATAAAGCATTGGTCATTAATTGCCAATTAAGTTCTGCGTATTTCATGTGAAACTTAGAATCACATAATTCTATTACTTCTCTACTGAAATTTTCTATACCATACTTCTCAATATCTGCTAATAACTCTTTAGAAGATCCCCAATATGCATTGACTCCGTTATCTTTAAACTGTATTCTATTACGAGTTTTACCTTTTAATGGTTTTTTCTTAACTCTCATTAGACATTGCTTACATCCGATGTAGTATCTTTTACCCTTTTCTTTTATTACATCTGGGTGATTGTTCTTTATTATATATACAAATCCGAAAATATCACTGTAATCATCTGGTAATCCTATCCATTTTGTCATGGGAGTATTTACTTTATTGTCAATTCTGAATATTTTTGAATTATTTTCGAAAACCCCCTTGACTTCTTATATTATGGTATATACTTATAGGGAGGTGGGTGGGTTAAGAACAATAGTAATTACTATACTGAATATAATAATCTATATCAACTATAACGATTGGTTATAGGTAGTTATAACTATGGATTATAACTTATAAGGGACCGGAACGGCGAGCCTTTTTCTTCTTTTTGAGCGGGGTAGCACCTTTTCTTGTTATAACATTACCAATTAGGTGAGGTATGCGGTCATCACCCGGAGCATAGTCGTCATGATTCTCAAGATCTTCATCAGAAGTTTCAGATCCACCCATCACTCCATCGACATCCATCTCTACCAAAACCTTTTCAGTGTAAAGTTGTGATAATTTATTGCTTTCTTCTATTGACAATCTCATATTCTTATTTACAATATACGCATGGAACATCTCAACAAATATACCCAACGCTATCAAGAGTT